TAAGGACCCCGTCCTAATCGACAAAGTGCGGACAGGAGTCGTCAGAGAAACCAGTGCTGGATACTCATTGGAGTACGAACCGATGGGGGAGAATCAATACAAACAGGTGAAGATCGTTGGGAACCATATTGCAATTGTACAGAATGGTCGTGCCGGAAGCCGTGTGGCCATTCGCGATAGTGTGGTCGTGGAAAACAACAAAGAAAAAAGGAGTAGTAAGATGACATTAAAGGAATTGTTCACAGGATGGCTGCAGAAGCAGGGTGCCGATGCGAAACCTGAGGAAATCAGCGAAGCACTCGCCCTCGTCAGCAGCCAAGACGACCAGCGGGCTGCATTAGATGCCGCGTTGGCGCCGATTCTCCAGGATATTCGCGCTATTAGTGATTCTATCGAGGAGATCAAGGAGAAGATCAAGGAGAAGAAGGACGAGAAAGAGGCCCAGGATTCCTCCATGAAGAGCCTTGATGCGGTAGAGGAAGAACTCAAAGAAGCTAAGGCTAAAGACGAAGACGAAGAGAAGAAGGAGTGCGAAGCCTCGGACGAAGTAGTTGAGGCAGTGCCTAGCCCCGAACTGTCTGGCAACGAATTACCCAAGAATCCTATCCCCGGTGCAGATAGCGATGCTGTTATCCGTGCCACGCTTAAGGCACTTAAACCTGTCATCGCCCGTATCTCTAACGCCTCAGAACGCAAAGGCGCAGCAGACGCCCTGGCTAAAGAGCTTCGGGCCTTAAAGAATGCGCCTACTGCACCTCCCGAAGGCGTCTACGGGCGGATTATGCATGGAAACGTGAAGGCTACAGACGAGGCTGTTGTTATCGACTGGGGAAAAGAGATTAAAAACAGATTCCACAAGCAATCAGTTGTTAGAAGATAAGGAGGTTAGAGAAACTATGCCTGGATCAGTTATCGGAATTAGTATGGGATTGGGGTTCCCGGGGAATTACGCGCGGAATGCCGATTATGTTGCCACAAACAAGCTCGTTAGCTCGAAGGATACTGTAGGCCCGAGTTTCGGCGATCCTTGCATCATTAATGGTGCCACGGATACAGTTAGCAAAATCACGGGTGCGTTCACCATGGGCAATTTCTACGGGATCGCGGTCAGAAATATCAAAACGTACAACGTCTACGAAAGCTCAAGCGGGCTAATCACTAGTTACGCTCCTGGGGACCCCTGCGATGTGTTGCGACGTGGCACTATCTCCGTAGTTTGCGGTGTAGGAACGCCTACTGCTGGGGCTCCGGTGTATGTACGTACCGTGCTGGGTACAGCTCCGCCTGCTAATGCGGTGGTGGGAGGGTTTGAGGCGGCGATGCCTAGCAATGAAGGGGCGGCAGGTGTCCAGCTCACGACCTGCTCTTTTGAAACCGGCGAGATTGATGCGAATAATGTTACCGAAGTGCGCATCAAGACGATCGCAAACTAGCGGGAGGAACTATAACTAATGAATAAGACAGCTTTTAATTCGACGAGGTTTTCTGTTGGCGATGCCGCCGTCTCTTCGGGGATGGTGTTCCTGCAGGCAGAACTCGAAAAAAGAGACCCAAAAGTACGGGAGCCGCTTACCTCGGTTACCTGGTCACGAGATATCGTGGTTAAGTCTGGGGGAGGGTACGTAGATTTCACCTCAGTGTTCAGCGTTAACTACGGGACTGCCGGGCCAAACATGTTTGGACTGATGGGCACAGAAACTAACACCATCCCCACCATGCAGGCCAATATCTCCAAGGATATCTACCCAGTGTACAAGTGGGGAAACGTTATGAAAGTCCCCTACTTCGACCAGGCACAGTTGCAGCAAGTAGGTAGGTCGCTTGATGATATGCTCGATAAGGGGATCCGGCTAAACTGGAACAAATCCCTCGATTTGATGTGCTACAAAGGCTTCGGCGATTACGGTGGCATTATGAATAACAGTAATATCACCGCAAGCATTGTTTCCGAAGGCGATAGTGGCTCTACCGAATGGCGGAACAAGACGCCCGACGATATCCTCTTTGATATCAACTCGGGACTCTACCTCACTTGGGAGGCATCTGAATTCGACATCACGGGCATGGCAAATTACATGCTCGTACCTCCGCTGCAGTACGCCATCCTTTCGCAGCCAATGACCACTGCAGGCTTTAACTCTACGCTGGAGTATATCCTGAATAACAACATCGCCAGAGAGCAGGGAGTTGATTTCCGGATTATGCCTTGCCGTTGGTGCATTGGGGCGGGAGTGCCTGACGGTACTGCTCCTCGGGACAGGGCGGTCCTCTACGTGAACGACGAAGATAGACTCTACATGGATATCCCTGTGCCAATCCAAAGGGTTATGACCCAACCGTCGGTGCAGGAGCTAGCGTACCTCACTGCTTATGCAGGGCTGATTGGCGTGCCCAAGTTCCTGTATACACAGCCGGCCCTCTACATGGACGGGGTGTAAGTAATGAGAATATACACAGAAACAGCTCTTTTGTTCGTAAGGCCTCCGTCCGTCAGCTCTGGCAGGCGGGATTTCTCCCAGCAGGTAACTGTCAGAACGCGGGCGAAAGACTTTTGCGAAGTACCAGAATGGGTTGGTGCTACTCCGATGTTTAAATCTGGTGTTTCTGCGGGGATAATATCTGTTCTTTCTTCCGACAGCAACACCATGCAGCAGGACGGAAGCAAGTTCGACCAGGCGGCAGTTGGGAGGCGGACAAGAAGACCAAGGAAAGAACCACTAACAGCGACAGAAGAAAACTTAGAAGAGGGAACAGAAGATGCAGGAATTGATTTCCAAATTAGCTGAAGATTTTTTGCTACTTGCCAAAGAAGAAGCGCGCGAAGTAGCTCCTGAACTCGGAGAAGTCCTTGTGGAGGCTATTCAGGAGCTAGGAATCACCGTCAACAAAGAAACGAATACTATCACAATTTCGAACCTGGGGAAGTGGGACGACCCTATTCCTGACGAAAAGCCTGAGGGGGAGGAAGCTCCCTCGGAGGCAAGGAAACGCCGGATCCGGAGTGCTTTTAAGTGGATTATCAAGATGATTCTGCAGAACTTGCCCATGATAATCGGGGTTGTAATCAAAATCATCGCATTCATCTTCGGTGGTGGCGGTGCTGCGGCAGCAGAGAAGGAAGAAGTTAAGGCGAGCGCGTAAAGTCACCAAGACCGGAAGAAGAAAGGGAGAAATGACTGAATTGTGGGTTGACGTGGCGATAGCAGAATCTCTGCGTTCAGCAGCAGGTAATGTGTGCGGAGGGGCGAATCCGGGGTATCAAGTCTCCGATTTCATCGCTATGTACCCACAATTCGGCCCTTCTCAAAACGGGACACGGCCTATCCCAGAGGCAATCATCCAGGTGTACGTCAATTTAGCAACGGCCTCGCTACAGGAGGCGCGCTGGCTAGACGCATGGCCTGTTGGGATGGGGCTGTTCATCGCCCACTATTGCACCTTGTACCTACAGTCTTTAGCAGCGGGTGCAGCTTCCTCGGCGGAGCAGATAGTGGGTTCTGCCGCAGCCTTAGGGCCTCGATCATCTCAGTCTGCGGGAGACGTAAGTGCTAGTTATAGTGAGCTCCAGGCGTTGTCCTCCTGGGGGGCATGGAACTTAACTATCTACGGCCAGCAGTTTGCTACCTTAGCGAAAGTCATCGGGGCCGGGGAGATGCTCATATGGTGAGCGTAAAGAGAAAGGGGCCGGGGGCAAAGGCGGTGGCTGATCTTCGTAAGAACATCGCCAAATCCTCGGTTTTAGTAGGTATTACCGAGAAGAACACGGCACGGAGCCTTAGGGACAAAGAACCGGTGAATAACGCTCAGCTAGCCTTCATTCACTCCCACGGCTCTCCTCTTAAAGGAATTCCGGCGAGGCCGTTCTTGCAGCCAGCGTTTAATGCTCACAAGCAGGCCTTAAGCAGAGGCCTAAAGACGGTGGCTATTGCCGGGGCTGAGGGACGCCAAGATGGGGTTCATGCGGGACTGGAGAGGGTAGGTGCGCAGGCAGCCAGCTTTGCTAAAGGGTGGTTTGTGGACCCGAGAAATGGATGGGCTCCAAACAAGCCAGCAACTATCAGGCGCAAGTTGAAAGGGAAAAAGGTGACCACGGGAGCGGAAATGTCTCGACCGCTGATTGATACTGGACAGCTACGAAGAGCAATAAGCTGGGTAGTCAAAGTTGATTAACTTAAGTAGTGTTATCTATTCCTCAGATTTCTGCCAGTATTTTACGATTATTAGAAGTACGGGCGGCAAATTTGTGGACTACAACTGGGTGGAGAATACGCCAATAGCCATATCTTATTGTGGGATAGTGCAAGTGCAAAACGTCAAAGACCTAGTGTTTACCGCGGAAGGGGACAGAGTTAAGGGGGACGTCGCCTTCTACAGTACCGTCCCTTTCATCCTCACCAACGGAGATATTGAGGAGGAAGGTATTGCCTCCGCTGCCGATCGAGCCATCTTCAGAGGGGAAACGTACAAGTTGTTCCAAGCGTATGATTACGGAAACTACGGATATTACAAGGCAATTGGCGTTAGGGAGGCGGGGTGCTGATGGCTGAAATATTCAAGACTCTAAAAGAGGTTGGCGTTGTCATGGGCGACCTCACAACTGCACTGGTTGCGGGCGGGCCTACAGTGGATCGTATTTCGCTTGCCTGGCAAACTATCGGCACCCCTGCCTTCGGTATTGACCAGAACGTCATCTACATCTCGGTTGTCGAGAAGGATATCGCGTACAACAAGCAGCGCGAAACAAGTTACACCGCGGAGGATAACGACATCTTTGTCCAGCACACCGTATATACGCGGGGGCTATCCGTTGCCTGGACAATCTACGGGCCTGATTCCTACACACTGTCCCAGATGATTCGGGATTATATATATTATCAGGAGAATCATGATTTGTTGGCCTGGAACAACATCTTCATGGTCCCTTCCATTGAGGCCGCCCGGAGAGTTCCGGAACTGTTTGTGGGGCAATGGTGGGAGAGAGTGGACATAAACATTGAATTTTACGAGTTAATTGTTAGAGAGCGGAAGTCGGCTTCTATCCTATCTGCTGAGATCACGACCCAGTCAGACAAAGGATTGATTAGCGACACCGTCATCACTCAGTAAGGAGACAAGATGAGCATCACACAATCATTAGATAGCATCATAGATGTTAACGTAACAATCAGTCCCACTTCGGCACCCAGAAGGGCGTTTGACCAGGGTCTCATTGTGGGGCCGTCTGCCGTCATTAGTGCCGGTGAGCGCCTGCGGGTGTATTCAAAGGTGGCGGATATGATCACGGACGGTTTCACGACTTCGTCCCCCGAATATATTGCCGCTAGTATCTATTTCGGCACCACCGGTGGGCAGGCTAACCCTGATTTTGTCTGGATTGGCAGGCAGGTAGCAGATGGCTTCGGTGCGATCAGCGATATACATCTAAACTCAGCGGCTACTGCTGGAGGCTCTGGGTACAAGGTGGACGACGAAATCTCCGTGCTTATGGATGGGGCAACGGGGGCGACGCTCAAGGTAGTAACGGTAGGTACGAGCGGCAACGTCCTTACACTCTCTCTCGTCACTGGCGGCTCTGGTTATTCCACTGGGCTGGGGCTTTATACCTCGACGGCGGGTGCTGGTACGGGATGCCTTGTCGATGTTGTAGGCATCTCCGCGGGACCGGTCACCAGCGTGTCGGTGGTT